ATGTTCCTCTGCGTACTTCACGGCTTCATCGCCTACATCAATCATCTTCTTTTCGACCTCCCATTCTCCTTCATCGAAAAAGGAGTCGACATCTGAGAAATCGAAATCTACATCCATAATTCCGAGTAGTTAAAGTAGTTTGTACTCTTTACCGTGTAGACTTCGCCTTGACCTCTTACGCCATCACCATCCATGCAACGTACTTCATCACCAGCCTTGACAGTAATTCTTTTCTCACATACTACATGATAATTCGGACGATACACAGAGCCGTTATCAGATGAAAACTCTTTGGTAGTGTTATCATCACAACGGCACTTGCATACCTTCTGCCAGTATTCACCACCTGTTCCGGGAATAGGTCTGCCAAACTCATCCTTGTCCATCGGGGTGATAACTTTTACCTGCAATATGTGTGGGGCGAATATCATAAGAAAGTCACTTTAGGTTTGTTACCCAGTTCGTCTTTCAAACCGTACTGTTTACACAGAAATGAATAGTAATCCTTAATGCCTTGAATGTTCCAAGACATAGAAAAACCGCTTTCGCTGATGGAAGTGGCACGAAGCAATAGAGAGGGGATGAACTTCGCAATTGCCACCGACACCCGTGTTTGGCAATCCTCGTTCATCTCACCCCCTCCGCTTATCTTTGCGTTCAGACATATATCGAAAAGGTCAGCCTCCGACAAGTTAACGCTGAAGGTCTGAAACTTCTGTAATATATAATCGTTTACTGTCATGCGTTCATCTCACTCAAATCGAAGTTCACAATCAGGTTCGGGTTCGCAATCTGCGGAATCCATTCGGCTGTGTATTCCAGATAGCGACCATTGCCGTCCTTGTAACCTGAAATCAGCATATCGCCATCTGCCTGAGTGTAATTACGTCCCGGTACACCATCCACAGCTTCATAAGGAGTGTGGAAGCGCATATAACCGATTTTATCCTGCGGAAGCAGGGAAATACGACCATCTGCATAAATGGGGATATTCTTACCTGTTTGGTCTACCACATAATCTTCCTTGATTTCAATAGCCGGAAGTCCGATACCTGTAAAAATGGTAGAAGCCAGTTGCGAGGTGATAAGCCCGGTAGACATATACATTTCATTGCCTGTAAGCTGCATTTTGAACTTATCTCCAAATTCACTTGAACCGATAATATTCTTGATGAATGTGCCACGGCTCATAATCATCTTGGGGAATGTGCCGTAAATAGATTTCAGCTCATTCAGTTTCTGCTGCAAGTAAGTGACGAAATAGTCTTTATCCTCTGTGTCCGGCTTGATAAACTTAAACGGCAAGTCGATGTTCAATAAGTCAATTCCTCCGGCATTGTCGTCCTTGTTCTTCACGCTTGCTGCTCCAGTCATCAACAGAGAGCCTACGATAATGTCCATACGCTTGTGCGGTGCCAGCAATACCTGACGGTAATCGTCATAGATGAAGTCCACGATGTCACGCATGGCTGCTTTCTGGTCTTCCGGTTTGGCGGCATTATACTTATCTATCAAGTCCTGCAAGTCAGACAAACGGTCGATTGAGATTTGATAGCGGTCACCCAAATAGGCAATCTCACCATATCCGGAACCGATATTCCTGCGTTCACGGATAGGCTTTTCGCCATAACGGGAGTTGATGGAACCAGCCATCACGCCAGTAACCTGACCGATGTAGTCTTTAAATACACGAGTAGTAGTCCTACGGAAGCCCAAATACTGCTGCCAATAAATTGTGTCCTTTCTTGTCTTGAGGACACGCTGAATCACTGCATTTACAATGTTCGGGTCATTAAACAATGTATGAATAGTTAGCATCATATATTAGTCCTCCTTTCTTTATTTTGCCATTATACCTGCGTTTTTCAACGCTGTCAATAATCCGTTAAAGTTTTCTACCGACACCGTACCAGATGCATCATTCACTTTGGCTGCCTGCTTTACACCTCCAAAAGCAGAAGTCGTAGCTGCTGTTAAAGTATACTTGTTAGCTTGTGCTGCAACCCCATCCAATTTGGCTTTATCTTCCTTACTCATCAAACCGTCCTGACTAGAAGAAGCCTTAGGAATAGATACGGCTTCTTTTTCTTGTTTGACATCCAAAGCGTTAAACTGGAAGTGCGGCATATTCGCCTTGTCAATATCTGCGAAAGGCATTACCAGCTTGGTCGGTTCGATTTCAAACGCACGCATCAAAAGGGAAACCAATACTATGCCATCCTCTACCTGCTTCCTTTCATACAGAGCTGAATTTGCGATAACTTTGGGCGTTGTACCGTCTGCGGCTGTCGCTTCGTAAAGAACTGTTCCAGCTTCTAGATTTTCTCCAAAGTCTGCCGCTAACGTCAGCTTATCAAAAGCTTTGTCAGCCTTGTCAATAGCGTTGATTGTCGCTCCATGCGCACCGTTACCCAAGTGCATACCTTTGTAAGCCAAAGAACGTTTCTTGATTTTCAATGTGGTATTGGAGCCTGTTGTAAACTTCTCATATACTTCCACACGGATAGCCACTTGGGATGTTTTCTTCACCAAGTCAGCTGCAATCGGTGTGAATGAGGGCAAGTACGAGCCGACAACGAGGTTGGTTGTGTCCAACTTGTACGGACCTCTGCGTCTGCGTCCGGTTTCTACGTCGTAGCGTTCTTCCTGCTCAACTTCCGGTTCAAGATTATACTTAAATCCTGCTGCCATAAAATCACTGTTTTTGTTGTTCTACAATTTCTTTAGTGTCGTCTGCAATCATTTTCGCAAACGACTGAGTCTCATTCTCCAGTTCTTTTTTTGCTGTATCTGGAGGAACTACACCCTTAAAGCCGTCATTCGCAAACTCCTGCTTCAAGTCCTTGAAGTATGCGTCCAAGTCCTCATCGTCCTTAATGGCGCATCGTTTGGCGTAGTTTTCGGGAATACCATACTCCTTTGCCTTTGCCAAAATCTGCTGGCTACGTGTTGTTTGAGCCTTTTCCGTTTCTAACTGTGTTAGCTTATCAGAAAGGTTCTTGTTGGAGTCAATTAAAGCTTGCGCCCATGCAGGCACATCGTCTTTATTCTCTTCCGTTTTGGTGGTTGTGGTAGTCTCGATTGGCTTACCGTCTTTAAGGTTATGCCTCTTCTCGTAGTTAGTCACTGCCGTTTTTGAAGCATCCCCGGCACGGAAATCACCATAGGAATTAAGCACGTCCGAAAAACTGATACCCTCAACAATGGAGTTTACTTTTGTCTCGTCCGTTACACCCTCTGCCTTTTTGGTGGCAATGCGGGTAAGAATAGCAGTGTCCACCCCAGCGAATTTCTGTTGTAGCCCTGCTAAGATTTGTTCTAAGATTGTCATACCGTATGAATTTGATTTATAAATTTCTACGGTAAATTTCGTTATTTATAAAGAAGGTGAAAAATTATCAGATAGGTGATACACGACAATAAAACGATTGTCGTAAAATGGTATAAAAAAAGGCGTGAAACCGAATGAATCACGCCTAAAATATATCACGACAAAAACTTATACTTATACTCCCAACACTATATTTGCATCAATATTTAGCTTCCGGCTTATCTCACGAGCAACTTTCAAGGTTGGTTCACATTTACCAGATATATAATCACTTAATCGTGATGGGCTGACACCAACTAACTTTGCAAGTGATTTTTGATTAAGCCCCATTTCGTACATACGAAGTTTAAGAACATCCACAAGTGTTGGTTCTCCCAATGCAAAATGTTCTTCGGAATAATCAGCAACCAAATTAGAAAGAAGCTCCAATTCTATGCTATTTGGGTCATTCAAAGGAGTATCATCTTTCACTAATGGAAGAAGTTCCTCTACTCTTTTCACCGCCCATTCATATTGGGCTTGATTTTCTATCTTTGTCATAATCCTAAATATTAGCGCAATCTATTTTATCATATTCTTTATGAGTACCAATAAAGCGAATATACACAAACTGAATAGTGAATTTAATCACTACTACCAAACGATAGTTATTGCCTTTGATATTGAAAACATAGTGTTGATTACCTACATTATCAACGCTATTAAACGTTTTCTTAATATCGGCAAAACAGGTCCACTTGCTTCTTTTCACAATGGTAGTCCATTCTTGCAAAGCGACCTTTGAATCGGGATGGTTCTCTGCATATTCTTTTAATGCTTGTTCGGTAAATATTCTCATTGGTTACTCAATTATCGTGTGACAAAAATACATATATAATTCTATAATTCAAAATTATATTCTAATATTTACAATTTAAAGAGCAAAAAAATAGCGGCAACTCCAAAGAGTCACCACTAACTATCCTATTTTCCCTATCAAAAAATTATAAATCCCGTAATTTTTCTGACTAAGAGGCGTTTTTCTGTCCCTTATTTCCGATTTGCTCATTCTTTGCCACCTGTTCCTCTTTGATTTCCTTCAGCTCTTCATCAATGCGATCCGCGTTCCCAGCAAACATAATGCCCTCACGTCTTGACCATACACCACCACTAACAGCGGAGACAGCCGTAGTAACCTTATCATTCAAATCATCAATCATATATGGAACCAGTTCTGTTTCTATGTCAATGGTCTGCGATGCCTTGCTAAACTCGGTTGGATTGATAGAGCCTAAAGCGGAAACAATGAAATTTACTCTCCGCTGCAAGAACTCACCGATAACCTCACCGTGATTTTCTACCGCCATATGTGCACCCATAAACATGAAGCGGAAAGCAGTGCCGGAAGCCTTGCCTATGCCTTTCAATGTCTCAAACGATATTCTTGGAGTGTTTGACATATCATAAGCCATATTAGTGAGTGTTTCTGCTTCAAAACGTACCGTATCCGGAACTTGGTTCCACGTCAGATACTGGGCATCCGCACCTTCACCTGTAAGTTTGACCATTCTATCCTTAACCTTACCCATGAAACCCTCTACATCTCCAATTAGCTTCAGCAGTGGGAAGAAATGGTAGTCTATACAATCAGCATAATTAGATAACAGTTTTTCCAGCCGGACACGGAATGTCTTTATCTTCTTGCAATAAGGTTCAGGACGATAAGCATAAAGAACCGGTAGTTTTGGGAATCCATGAGCAAAAGGCGTTCTTTCTTCATACCCTTTAGACAAATCCCATTGATAAACCATTTTGTCCGTGATAGTCATAAAGCAGGTGACCTCCGAATCATCCATGAGCTTCTTTTTATACTCACGTGAGAAAGCAATCATTTTACCTTCGTCGTTAAAGAACGGGTATAGTTTATCACCTCTGAATGGAGACCATAACACGCTTTTCAGTTTCTTGGTGGGCTTGACCTTGCCACCGAACGTAGTCTTAACTTTCTTCCAAAACTTTGCCCAAAACGAATCATCATCGGTAACATACCAATATTCTGCCGCTTCTTGTTCGGAGAGCCAGGCACGGACAATCTTCTTGTTTTGGTATTTGATTTTGTTGGATTTAAATACAGCCTTTACCGCATCCAGCAGCTTCTTTTCATCATCATCAGTTGGAGTGCAATCCATAGACGGTTCTGTGCCGACTGTAAAAGCAGTTTGGATGTTCACGATATCCTGTTCCAATGGAATGGAGATACGGTTCACCGGTTCAGTCTTATACTTTGCTTCGATTTCATAAGTCTTACCCGTTTTTTCATCGAAGTGCTTCTCTGCTTCTTTTTCAAGAACCTTTCTGTCCGGATATTTCTTTTTGTCAACCATGATTTCATGTCGTTCCGGATTCCAATCATCCCAAAGTTTGCAACGGTCGGGAAGTTCAGTCTTCCTACCTTTCTTCAGGTAGTTTATCTTCTGCCCGATGTCAGGCAATGCTAATATTTCTTCTAAATTCAATGGCATAGTTTATATTTTTAATGTGTGAATATTCCTGTTAAATCTTTCGGCTTCTGAATCTTACCAAGAAGCTCACCCAATACATAGTAACGTACAGCATCTATACAATTATGCACGAGAACCCCATTAGCAAAATATTCATGTTCACCTTCAATGGTCAAATCATATACCTCGCAATAGCTTTCACTTATTGTTTTTACGTCTGTTACTTGCTTGCAGTTTATGTGCGCATTCTTTTGAACAGCATTTGGGCTTAAGATACTTGTTCCCCATGAATGTGATTCCGCAGTATTGGCACACCATTTCTGTCGTACATTTAGGCGAGGTGTACTGCCATTTGTGATGGCATTTCTTTGAGCAAAATCGCTGATGAACATTTGTTGCTGTGAATCGTCCGCCACATTGCTCGCACACTCTCTCTTCGCTCTGTAATCGGGCAATTGCCTTAATTCTTCTTTGATTCCAATTTGATTTTGTATATGCGCCTTTTGTGTTAAGACCCATTCTGACAATATTGTCAATTTTCTCCGGATGTAGCCTATTATGTTCACTTCTTGAAACCGCTTCAAGGTTTTCAATCGAGTTATTGAGCGGATTGTGGTCAATGTGGTGGATAATCTTTCCATTCGGAATTTCCCCATGATAGAATTTGTAAACGGCATGATGCAGCATCTCGCTCTGTTTGTTTCCGTGTCCAAATTTCCAATAGTAATAATTGGGGTGTTTCCCATTTGGATACCGTTTGTACACTCTCCCGTTAAATTCGATAGAACAAACAACTTGTCCCCTTTTGTTAATTTTCCGTACTTCTTCCATTTTCCGTTTGCGTTAAATTTATGTTCTAAGGTAGCAAAAAATGTTCGTTTTTCAAAGCCTATAAAGGCTTCTTTTTCAATTACTTTTCTTACTCCGTTATTGTGTTTCTTAAGCACTTTTTTATAACCATTTCGTGTAAGAACATAATCCCCGACCCGAATATCCTTGATAGGAATATCGCCATTTATGGTAGTAATCAGTGTGTCTCCACGAAAGCAGTGGTTGTTTGCATCCACTGGAGTGTTTATATACCTTCCGTCTTTATCTTTATCCCATACATAATTCCTCAGCTCATTTTGCAGGTTGTATGAACGCTTGGTTACGAAAATTTCAAGACTTTGCATTTTGTCAATTCCTGCATTGATTGATCCAGCACCTTTTTCGACGGCATATATCCTTATTCCCCCGTTATGGATTTCTTGTATCAATCTCGGATCTGCGCTATCGGCAATAGTTTTCATGCCCCAGGGTCTAAGCGATTTGACTATATCGGTTGAAAGCAATCCGGTTCGGTAATCTACTTCGTCAAGATATAGTCTATTATCCCATATTCCGCACCTAACTATCGCTGTGGGGTCCATGCTATACCCAAAGTCCAGCCCTATGCCAACTTTTTTGCATTCAGCCGGGAACTCGTCAACAATTCCCCACTTCTTGAACACAGCACCTTCTGCAACGTCAGCCCACCGGCCGATAACCACATGAGCATACTTTTCAGGATTACTCACCTTCATATCTTCCACCTCTTTCAGGAACTCAGGAGAAAGGTTATCCAAGTTATCAAAATACGTAGTATGGATATGGAGCACATTCGGATGAGTGGAAACCTGAACCTGCACACCGTCAATCTCTACCAGCTTGTGAGTTTTCTCAATGTATTTCTTGTAGATGAAGTGATTGGAATCGCATGGGTTCATTATAATGATAATCCGGTTCTGAATACCCTTCTTGCGAATGGAGAGCATTATCTTGTCGAACTCATCTTCGCTTGTCCACTCTTCCGCTTCATCACAGACAAAGGTTGTAATGCCTTGGATAGATTTCAGTTTGGCTGTCTGGTTCCCGGAAGAAGTCTTGATACCCCGAAACATGATACGACTGCCGGTCATGCGGTTTACTATATCTGTCTTGGTAGTCTTAAAATATTTAGTTGTTCCGTCCAAATCTATCTTTTCCATCATCTCTGGAATAATAGACATACCAGCCGACACCATTGTGTAACGGGTATAAAGAATCTGATGGACTATTTTCTCTGTAGGAGTCATTTCAAATGTCAGCCGCTCAATGAAAGTAGAAGCATTGAAAGACTTTCCTGAGCCACGACCTCCAGTGATGAGAATGATAAATTTCTCGTCATCGGTGTATAACGGATGATATATCTCTTGGGGAACAATCATTTCAACTTGTCTTTAATCCACGAATCAATATTGATTCCGTGTTCAATATCTTTAGGTATATCGGCATCTTCATCTTGTCGGCGTTCAACCTTTCTCCATTCTTCATCATGATGGTATAACCAAACGGACATTGCCTGAAGGTTTGGAGCCAGTTCACTTTCACTTACCTGAAGTTCTTCTTCACCAGTCAAGTTGCCTTCTTGGTCTTTCAGTTTTCTTACCACGGTGCTTTTGGTTTTTATGCCACCGAGAGCCATTGCAAGGAATTTAGCCCTTACAGTGGCATTGATTGTCGCGCGCCCACGCGCTAAGACTTCGGATATTTCGGTGTACTCACTTTTCTTTTCGCAGAATGTTTGAGGCAAAATCCCTATGGCATAAGCAATTTCCTTGTCAGTGAATCCCTTTTTGGCATACGATTCCACGAGAGAAAGAAATTCCTCGCTTGTATAATCAAACTTAGGCTTTCTTCCTCCTTTACCTTTTCTATTTTGAGATTCACTATTGCTCATATTACTTCTTTAATTTTCCACATTTCTCACATTGTTCATACCTGAACTCAGAGAACATCACACTACCTTTCCAAACATAATGATGAACACAAAACAGGTTTTGCTTTAGAACATTCCTTATCCAAAGTATAAAATCGCCAATCATAATTTTAACCGTTATTGTTACCCATATATACACGGCGAGAAATTGGCTTGTTTCCATAGACATCAACCCCTCTTTTTGAGAAATAGCTATCTATTTTCTCAGCATATCTTCCCATTATGGATTTCGTTCTATCCCTTATGTTTCTTTGTCTTGCAGAACCTAACCCGTATTGTCTTCCAGCGTTGTACATTATTCGTCTGGACTGCTGATATAACTGGCTATATGTTTTCTTTCTAACTCAGCTTTCCTCCCAATAATTAATCTATTCTTTCTACTTGTTCATCAAAAACTTCTCCCTTTATAAACTTCATATCTGGTTCATACCCGAACCTTTCGCAGAAAGCGGCTTTAGCTTCATAGGTATCGAAGGACAACATCACATAGGCATCCATGTTCTCAGCTTGCTTCTGTGCGTTTTCTTTCACCTGATGCTTGACCTCTTTCATGTGGGCTACCTTTTCAGCACGTTCCAACTGCTTGGTGGCTTTATCGGCTTCTTTCTGTTCTGTTACAGGCGACATCATGCTTTCCAGTTCGTCAGCAATGGAGCTTTCTTCTTCGGTCTGCAAAAGGAAATCAACCCCAATCATATTCAAGTCGGCATCCGTCAATCCTGCATCTTTCCAGTCAATATCAGGAACAATACGGGCAAGAGCGTCAAAATCCCAAGAACCTTGTGCATTAGGGTTGTTCATTAGAATATTCAACTCCTTTTCCTGCTGTTCGTCCACGTCAATGACATCGACACGAATGCGATAGTCGTTATCGGGAAACTTTTGCAATTCGTCCATGACAGACAAACGCTGGTGCCCGCTAACTACGGTAAGCCCGGTACGCTTATTCACAACTATTCCACCTACCAATCCGAATTTCTTGATACCACGCTTTAATGCTTTGCGTGATTCATCGGAAAGTTTTCTCGGATTGTAGTCTGCAAAACGAATGGCAGAACGGTTAAGTTCCACCGATTCGCTCTTTATGTATTTTGACAATTCCATATCATCCATTAGTTAAACCCATATAAATTCTTCGAGATACTTTTCTTGCGCCATCTTGTTGTTTCCCCTCGTTATACCCAAAGGTTCGTTCAATGTATCGAATATACTTTCTTGCAATAGAGTTTACTCTGTTCAGCCTATTACCCGTTAAAGTACGAGATAGTCTGTATCTTTGCTCTGCAATATCATCAATTGATTTTCTTCTGACTCGGCTTTCCTTCTATT